TCTCTCTTCCCCAAAGGAGCGGATAATCTGCTCTAATGGCGAGAATAAGTAATGCTGAAGTAATGACGGTTTACTGCTCATCCCATCCCTCCGGCCAATTATGAGGCCAATCATCTTTAGGTGACCATGGCCACGCTGTTTTTTCTAAAAAACGTTTAATCCTTTGAGCGTCTGGGTTATCGGGAAAATGCCTTTTAACTGCACTCATAGGCAACTCATCTAAAATATTAATGGCTCTATCGGCCCTTAACAAGGCCCCGGGGGTACCCCTTGAAATAATCGTTTTAATAAGCGGTTTCTGATCGGACCTGCCATATTTAATTACATGCTCAAAGTCTGGGAGTAAAAATCTTTCAAATTCGCCAAGCGTCTTTGCTTCATCAAGGGCAGCATTTAGGCGCTCATTATAGAATCCTGTTCGGAATTGCCATTTTTCTTCTTCATCAAGGGCAGCATTTAGGCGCTTATTATATTCCCTAGTTTTTGCTAAACGCCAGGATAAGTGATCTTTAAGGTTGCCAAGTAAGTGCCCTACCTCATACAGCTCGCCTTCATTCAACCCCTTAAGAATATCTGTGCCTTTATTTACTAGAGATTTATACGTCTCGATTTCAGCATTTACAGGGCCGCCCCTTTTCAGTTTACGGACTATCTTATCTAGTGACTCCTCTTTTGTCTGCTTGTACTCAGGTATCGAAACTTTTAGGTGTTCAAGGATTTCTTTATCTTCAGTGCCCTCAGCGGTGGCCCAGCGCTTCTTCATATCTTTATACCAAGGCTCGAACTGACGTTCTGTGGCAGCTCTTTCTCGAGAACCGAGCTTGAAGTAAGGTGAACGCTTAAAACCATCTTCCTTCAATGAATAATCAACATTGCTGCTTAGCTCGGGCTTTGTCTGAAAGTCAGCTTCTTTTGCAATGGCTGTTGCTTGGGCGTCAAAATCTCCAGCTTTGGTATCTACTGGCGGCAGCTTACGCTGTCTAAAGTCTTCTATAACATTAGAATCGCCCCTTTTATTTAGATCTAGCTTACCCAAATTGTGGGCCTCGTCTAGAATAGTGTTCATTTTACCTAAGCCTTCGAGCTCTTCGACTTGCTGTGAAAGGGGCGGCGCCTCGTCGTACCAAGGGCCATAAGTTACTGGGTCAAACAAAGGTTGGGCGCTATCTAAAAGACTAGCTTTATCATCACGTGAAACATGGTCAAAAGAAGTCTTGCCAGGCTTTCTCTTAGAGCTACTGAGGTTGCCAGAGTTATCTAGCATCGGGTAATCTAGTGGGTCATAGCTATCTTTAAGGGCGTATGGGTCTTCAACGGATAAATGGCCGTAGATATCTCCTTGCCAGTCTGGGTCGTCGTCCATCCAACGTCTGCGCTTATAGGCGTTTGTTGTCGCTGTCTCCATAGTATCATCGAGCGTCTGACTGACCTTCTTTTGGTCAGAAGGGGATAGTCTTGAAAACTCAAGAAGGGCAGGACGCATCTCGCTGCCATACTGATTCGACAGCGACTGAATTAAAGGGACATTTTCCGTCTTGCCTAGTCCACTATCATGGAAATCTGAATACTGATAATCCTCTCTCCACCACTCATCGATATCTTCTGGCGACTCTCTTTTTGCTCTTTGCGAAAACATATCCGTAATGCCGCCTATAAGACGTCCTGTAGCACCAGCGATA